ATAACCCACTCCAGCGTATCGCCTTTTTTGTGGGTAATCTCTGCCATGTTTAGCCTACTACGAGAGCGTGAATGCCTGTTGCAGTTGTGCCTGTACTCTTAACGCGCTTGACTGAGCAAGTCAGCGTGTGGAAGTCAGGGACAGTGACAGTGCGCTCGTTGCCGTCTACGTTAAGGAAAACAACATCGCCACCTGTCTCAATGTACAAGCCGATCGCAATGTTATTTGCGCCTACGTTGTCGGTGCTGTCGTTAGTCGTTACCTCAATCATGTCGTATACGAGGCCCGACTGATTCGGTGACGCCGCAAATACAAACGGGTTTGCCATGTTAAATTCCTCCTGATTAGCGCAATTATATCATCTACTGTGGCTTAGTAGGCCATGTGATATCAGACTTGCTCGTTGCTGACGAAAATGTTGTTGGTAAATCTCTTAGCGCTTGCCTGTACGTCCGCCACTCTGCTTTTTTTGCATCGCTCAAACCGTTGTCTAAAAGTTGCGTCCAATCACTTCGCGCTAATAAATCGTTGCGCTTTCGCTTGATGTTGTCCCAATTTATCATCGTATCCCCGCAACAATGACATCGCAGTCAGTAACAGTGATTCTGTCTTGCGAGACTTGTCCATCAAAGTTCGTAACGGCTCCTTTGATGTAAAAGGTTTTTGCCGCTGTAATCGCTGTATTGAAGAAGCCAATCATTTCGGCAGTGTGTTTTGCGTAGCTGACTGAAGTGTCATTCAATGAATGGTGCGTATAGTAAAAACTCGCAATTTGCCCTAGCTCACTAGCGCCTGACACGTCATTAACGATAAATCTTACTTCTGGCAAATCGCCGCCATCGTCGTCCCAGTTACTAGAGCCGATGATATTCCACTCCATTTTAACGATGACTAAAGGTTTGTGGCCTAGTGTGGTGTCAGAAGGTGCCGCAAGCGTAACGCTGTCGATTGTCACTACGCCATCGCTAGGTGAGATACTGACTGACGACGCGAGCGTATCTGTCGTGTTTTCTATCACGCCGCCGAGTAGCTTATCGAACGTAATTGTACCAGCAGTTATTTTCGCGGCAGTCACAGCGTTAGCGGCAAGCTCATCTGTGTTTATCGCACCCGTTGCAATCTGCCCTGCCGTAATAGTGTTTGCGGCAATTTCATTTGACGTAATTGTGCCAGCCGCCAATTCATTGGCTGTTATAGTGCTAGAGGCAATTTCGTTAGCAGTAATAGTATTAGAAGCAATCTGTGCCGCCGTTACTGTGTTTGATGCTATTTCGTTTGCTGTGACTGCACCAGCGGCTAGTTTTGCAGTAGTCACCGCACCAGTTGCTATTTCATCCGCCGCAATCGCACCTGCGGCTATCTGATTTGCTGTGATTGTGTCTGAAGCAATTTCTGATGCTGTAATAGTGCCAGCGGCAATCTCTGTTGCTGTTATCGCATTAGCCGCTATTTCACTAGCGGTTATTGTATTAGCCGCAATAGCCGCCGCAGTCACCGCGTTAGCGGCTATCTCATCGGCTGTTATTGCTCCTGTTGCTATCTGCCCTGCCGTAATCGTATTTGCGGCTATCTCGTTTGCAGTCACTGCATTTGCCGCTATTTCTGAGGCAGTAATTGCATTCGCCGCTATTTTGGCAGTCGTTATGGCATTAGAGCCTATCTCTGTAGTAGTTATCGCCTCCGCGGCAATAAGGGCAGTAGTAATTGCGTCGTTTGCTATTTTTGCAGTTGTTACTGCATTTGCACCAATCTTGTTGGCGGTTATCGCACCTGCGGCTATGACGTCGCCCTGAATTGCATCAACAGCTATCTTGGCATTTGTGATCGCGTCATCATCTATCTGTGATGATCCAACGGTATTCAGAGCGGCAAGATTGCCCGCATCAGTGACATAACTAAGATCAATATTTGATAACGCGGCAAGCGCACCTGAATCAGTCACTTCAGTCAGGGTTATAGCTTTAGTCCATGCACTGCCGTTGTAGCGATATACGTTATTGTCTGTCGTCAGGAAAGCCATATCGCCTTGTGCGGCTGACGCTGGCAATGTGCTAACGACTTGCACTGGCTGTATGCCTGACGCAAAAGCAGTAAGCTCAACCGCGCCATCAGCAATTTGATCTGCCGTAACAGCATCGTCCGCAATCTGATCAGATCCTACTGCGTCATTAGCAATCTGATCACTGCCAACAGCATTATCAGCAAGCTCATCGGAGCCTATAGAGTTATCAGCAATATCGGCAGATTGCGCGACTACGCTAGTGCCAGAAAACCCTGCTGAAAATCCAGATATGTTTCCTGAGAAATCCACGTTAGCCAAGAAAAACCAGCGCGTCACAGCGCCTGACAATCCAGTTAGAACGTACTCTTCACCCGCCACCTTCGCCGTCGGATTGCTGTAATTTGTAGGCTGTGTGTTGCTCGTCTCAACAAAAATAAGCGTATAGGCGTAATCTATATCAGCATCGTCGTTAGTCCACTCTGCTGTGATTGTTTGTATGCCACCTGTAGCACTAGTGTTTGTGGGAATCGCAGGTGCCGTCGTATCCCCATTGAAAACCTCTGCGGTTAAAGTCGCACCACTACTAGTGACGCCCAGCAGGTTTTGAACTTGAACACGAAAATCATAGGTTACGGTTACATCCAAGCCAGTAAGCAGGATGCGCGTTTCTTTTGTTTCTGCGTGAAAATAGTTAGTCGTGCCGCTAACGTTATAGCGCACCTTATAGAAATCGACGAAGGCATCATCGGGCGCTGTCCACGTCAATTCTGTGGTTGTTGTAGTGTTTCCATCGGGGCCGCGCAACGCTATTTCGGTTTTTGCTAAGCTAGTAACGTTATCGACTGTCCTGCCGTCGTACAGATCGAGCACTCCACCGCTCAAAAAGTCCTGTTCGTCGCTAGTCGCCCAGTCGTAGATAGCCGCCGCTGTTTCGATCAGCGTTAGATTAACGCCAAGATTTCCCTCAGTAATCGCTAGAGTATAGTCGATAACCTCAAACACTTTTTCGTCGTAGCCAAGGCGCGCATTAGTTACTTTAACGGTATCGCCGATCTTTACCTGCAAGCCTTTAAGGTTTACCGACATAGTAATAACGACTTGTTGGCGTGACTTTAGCAGTGCAATTTTTGCCAGCCGCTGTGCCTGCGTGTTGTTAGTCACAAACGGCAGGGCCATGTCTAAGTAAATCGGATCGCCGTCTTCTGTGGCGTATGCGGAGCTAATCTGAGCGGGGTAATCTAATACCTTATATTCCTTTTCTTCAGATACGAAAATGCCCTTAACGCCGTTATAGGCGCTTCTACGCGACTGTCGTGTCTGTGTTTGTACATCGGTAGTACAATCAGCCTCTGTAAACTCAATCGTGGGCGCAACGTATCCCGCCGCGTCGATGAAATACTTGCCGCCTGAGTAAGCAAGTTTGCCGCCCATCGCAGACAATATTTGCTCGATATTTCCTTTTATCTGGTTAGCTGTATTAACAACGCCATTGCACTGATAACGATCCTGTGTGCCGCCACCACCTAGTGATACGTCCTCATCACAGATATTTGCCGCCGCTATGACGGATGCGTCATCTATAAGCGATGATGATTCGCCTAGTCCGTATTTAGAATCTAGTAAGTAGTCCCTAATGCACAGTGCAGGGTTTTGGCTATAAGCCGTCGTCGATGTGCGGGGATCGTATACCTTGCGGCCTTTGAGAACCGTCGTAATGTTTGGCACACCCTGCGGAAACTTGTCCTGATTCCACTCCAGACGAAACGCGATATAAGCGATGCCTGATAGCTTGTGATTTGTAGTCCATCGAACATTCGCATTTACCAGATCAGTAGATGCCGCTTGCCCTGCCGTTCCAAATTTGCGATCAATGGTGACGTAGGTACCCCAGTCACCTACGAACCCACCGCTTAACGTCCAAATTCGATTATCGTTGAACCAAATTTCTTCGTAGCTTTCGATTTCATGGCTGGCAAAGGCTATTGCCATATGCAGGTATTTATTGTCAGTTCCAGAATGAGAAATGAAAACGACTTGTCCGCCAACTCGCATTTGTCCATATACAAGCTGACGCGGGCCTGCTGGCTCTCTAGTTGTCTGTGTTATGCCTTGCAGTTGTGCGCCCAAATCGGGCTT